GACCATGGTGGATTACTTGTCTAAATTCGGGATGGAAACTGCATTCCGTGTTGAGCAGGAGGTATTCAATTCCATTGCCTTAGGCGAGAACCCGAGAAAAACGGCCCAGAGACTTGAGAAAGCAGGCCACACACTCAAGGGTAGGGCTGAGATGACCACTAGATCATGGACATTGGCTTTTCAGAACCGTGCATCACTTGATGTGTATGAAGAGGGTGGTATCCAGGAAGTGCGGTATGTTGCCACTATGGATATGAGAGTATGTTCTACATGTGAAGCAGATCACATGGATAAATTCAAGTTGGGAGAGGAAATCGCACTACCCAGACATCCAAATTGTCGTTGTACTTATGCCCCAATCGTGGAAACCGCGAAGGTAGATGATAAGAAAATCCAGAATAAATCTAAAGAGGTGGAAAATAAACGACGTCAACGATTTAAATCGCAGAATTCTATAGAGGAAGACGAATTCGACAAAACACGTAAACAGTACAGGGATATGGTAGATACTGAAGATTATTATGAAGAACATGATGTGGCTGGCGAATTAACTGAACGTATGGCAAATTCCAAAGCGTGGAAGGATTATGCCTGGGAGAATCACCAGGAGAGGTTGGTGGATAGACATGTAGCTAGAAGGGAATTGTTTGATAATTATGATTCCCCCGAACAATATATTACGGAGAATGAGATAAGTGGTTGGGGTGATTTCGTAAAGAATTATGCCAATAAGAATATGGAACATATAGAAGAAGAATATTATACCATTGTCACTGACAAGACTTATGGCTATATACGTAGATGGGCTACAACATCAGGGGACAGTGACACTGGAGCTGTAGCTATGCAATTGGCAGCACGTGAGGAATTCGATCTTAAAGACGCAGGGGATTTCTTTGATGAAGCTACCAAGCGACAGGCCGAGGACCTACTCAAAAGAGAAAAGGGGGTTATGCGTGAGGTATTAAGGACTCAATACAACTACACTCAAGAATTGCTTAAGGAAAAGGGTGTGGAAGATATGGTTCTGTCTAGGGGGTTGGCATTCCACAAGGACTATGTACCTGAAGCATTGGATATGGTGGATTGGGATGATATCACTACTGCAACAATTGAAGCTGCAACCAACCCGCTCAATTCATTTTCCACTAGCGTTCATACCGCTAAGAATTTTGCGACAGAGAAGAGTCGTTCAATTGTAGTAACTGCTAAAGTGCCCAGAGATAGAATCTTGAGTGTCTTCCGCACAGGGTTCGGTACTGACTATGAGGATGAGGTAGTTGTATTAGGGGGACTAGATGAGTCATGGGCTGTGTTTGGAAAGAAAACAGATATGTTCCTTAAAAGGCCCCAGGATTTAGAAGAATTAATAGCTAAGACAAGTAAGGAAGGTGGATAATATGATTAGGTTGAACTTAGATGAGGATTTGCACAATGCTGACTGGACTAAAACAGCATGGGATTTACCACCATATAAATCAGACGAATTCTATAAAATGTTAGCTAAGAGCTCAATGTCCCTGGAGGGTTTTAGAAAGTTGCCAGTATATAAGCATGCTGTGGATAAAGGTCTTATTAAAGATGATGAATGGGTTGGTGAAGATGGCTAATAATAGGTCTTTCCTCAAAGCATGGTACAATCTGGACATAGACAGTGAAAGACGCGATAATTTGATAAAAAAGATTAATAAAAACAAGGGAATTGGTGAGGAAGAGAGGAATTACTTGATAGAGCTAGTTAATCAGGCTTATGACGAGGTAAATTCCAGCGATTGAACAATATGACAGCTGAGGTGATCAGATGGATGAGTTCATGAAGATGGAAACCCAACCAAACAGAATGCTATGACAGACTGTGAGGTAATACGAACAGGAGGGTTATATATGTTGGCAAAAGAAAATGTGAAATTTGATCTAGAGGAAATGGACTTGCAGATGTTCGCAGATGGTGACGACGATGATGGAGGAGATGATGGTGGAGATGATGGAGGAGACGATGAAGGTGGTAGTGATGAGGAATTATCGCCAGAAGAAATCGAAGAAAAGTATCAGTCCCAAATTAATTCGATCGAGCAGAAGCACCAGAGTGAATTAGACAAATATCGTAATGAGGTCGGTCATCTTAGGAAAGAGATGGAGAAAATAAAGCAAAAAGGAATGTCCGAGGAAGATAAGCTGGAGCAACAGCAGAAGAAACTAGAGGAAAGAGAGAAAGAATTGCAGGTCAAAGAGTTAGAAACTACCAGGGCTGCAAAAGTTGCTGAAGTAGGGCTAGACGAACGATTGGTGACATATCTTGATGTTGATCATGAGATGTCAGAGAGCGAAGTCGAAAAAGCCGTTGATGAATTGGACACAACTGTCAAGTCTGTTATCAAGGACGAGATTCAGAAATTGAAAGAATCTGGGTCAATCGTATCTACCCAATCAGGAGGAAGTGAAAGTACTCCAAGCTATGTACAGGCAGCACTGGACGAAGTGTCTAATGAGCAAGAAGTCGACGGGTATAACCCGTGGGAATCAAACAAATAATAAGGAGGTAATATAAGTGGACATTAAAGAAACTACATTCGATGGACAAGCACCAGGTTTAGATTCTAGTATGTTAAGGACTATTACAGGTGGGGTTACACTGGACGTGAGTCTAGTCCCTCATACGAGATTCAAAAGGTTCACTGTGTTAGGCCAAGTTACGGCTACTGGCAAAGCACGTTTGTATGGATCTGCACCATTAGCATCTGATGTATCTTCAGGGACAACTCTGACGTTGGATAGTGCATTATGCCCGTTTGTTGTAGGGGATACGTTAGATGTAGAAGGTACTGATACAACTATCACAGCTATCGATCTGGACACTATGGAATTAACTGTAGACACAGTTGTCTCAGCGGTTACAGGAGACTTAGTCAAGAACACAGATGGTTCTGAAACACCGATTGGACTGTGTTTGGTTGATGTGTCCTTTGCGGATGGTCGAGATAAGCACGTTGGTGTAGCAGATTGGGCAAGAGTATCAGAAGCAGCATGTTTCTTAGTTGATGCTGACGCCAAATCTAATTTGGATATTAAATTTGTATAATAAGGGAGGTAAATTATAAATGAATTTAGCAGAGTTACTTACGAATGAACAGAAGTTAGAGTATCTACAGAAAAGGCAATCGAGAAATTTAATTGGCCCAACACTATTTCCTATGCGTACCACTTCCAGTTTAACATGGTCTAGTGTCAAAGGGTCAAATGCAGATCCAATCATGGGTCATGTACAGGCTTTTAATGCTGAAGCGAAGACAGCTGGGAGAGATGGAGCTAGCAAGTTATCTGGCAAGATTCCAGCTATTAAAGAGAAGATCGATTTAGATGAGGAATTGTATATCAAGTATAAGCAGAACCAAGGAAACCAAGATATCGTTCGTGCTTTATTTGATGACGTTGGCAGAATGTATGATGCGATTATCAACCGTATTGAGAAAATTCGTTTGAACGCGTTGGCGTTTGGTGAAGTGTCATTAAATGAGAATGGTTTTATCGCAACTGTCGATTATGGTGTACCTGATGATCACAAAGAGACATTGACAAGTACCGACATGTTCTCTGATACTGATAACTCCAACCCAATTGAGACTATCCAAGGGTGGGCTGATGCGGTTGAGGATAATACGGGGGTAAGGCCTACTAGGGCGTTGACTTCTCGCACGGTGCTTAACTACATTTTGCAGAACGCTAAAGTAAGAATGATGATATTTGGTGATAATGGTGGTAGTAGAGTAATCACTAAGCAGATGTTAGATCAACTTATGAATGCTATGAATCTACCGATTATTGCTACTTATGACCTACAGGTGCGGGAGTTACAGGATAACAAGACTTATGACAGGGTGAGATTCTTCCCAGAAGATAGAATGGTGTTATTCCCAGATGGTAAATTGGGAGACACATTAACTGGGCCGACAGCTGAAGGACTTATGAATAAGAATATTGTTAGATCTCAGAACGGAGTATACGTACAACAGTGGGAGAAGGAAGAGCCACCTGCCGTCTGGACTAAGGCAGCAGCCACTAAGTTTCCAACATTCCCATATGCTGATAGCGTATTTATTGGAGTTGTAATTTAATGGATGATGGGGAGGGTAACCTTCCCATTTAGTCTGATTTGGGAGGTGGTAATATGAAGGTTATCCTTGATATGCCCATTAGGTACAAGGGTGAACGTGTTGAGGAAACTGAAAAACCCGTTGACCTATTGAAGGATGTAGCGAAACGGTTGCTAGACAAGGGTATTGCTAGATTACCAGAGGAAAATGAAGGTGACACAAGTTAAGGGGTGATAAGTGATGTATGCAACCTTAGATGAGCTCAAATCATACTTAGGGTTAGATATGATTGATACGTATGATGGCAAACTGCAAATTATTCTAGGTGCTGTTAATGATGATATTAGTTCATTAACTGAGCAGGCTGAGATTGACAGCAAATTAAAATTGGGTTGTCTAGCATGGTGTGAATATCATTGGAACAGACCCCCAGGTGTTAAAGCAGAGAGCGACAAAGATTATAGTGTTAAATATACTGAGCATGCCGAGATACCTGAACAGGTACTTGACCTAATCAAACATGCTATACCCGAAGATACTTTAGACGAGTTGTTTCCAGCTGAAGTGGATGATAATGAATTGGTGGTGGATATCATATGACATTCTCTCAAGTAGTATGCATCACTGGATCAACTGGCACTTCATCTGACAGTACTGGATCTGATTTCACCGTTGATGAAACAGATACCGAAGAAGTGGTCATTGCTGATTACCCATGCGACATCATTGATAATCCGTCTTATAAAACTTCTGAGAAGGGGGAGAGTTACACAGGCAAGGCCAAGATGAAGGGGGCCATGACTGATAGATTGGCTCGGGGGATGGTTGTAGACGATATGTATAAAATCGTGAGCCAACCATACCATAACACAGGCGGGAGATACACTGAATGCAAGTTGGTGAGAATTTAATGCCTAGTAATAATTGGATTGAAGCTGATTTTGAAGGTTTGGATGGGGTTGTTCGCCAGCTCGAGAAAATCAAATCAGAAGTCGAGAGTCATATAGATAAGGTAATGTTACGTGCAGCACTCAAGCTGGAAGACGCCGTGATTATGCGTATCACTAATTACCCAGTTAAGAGTGAGGGAGAACGTGGTCTGGTTGATACTGGGACATTACGTGCCAGTGTCCATTCATTCGTCAGGAAACGATTCGGACTTACAGAAGGGGTTGTAGGGACTAACATGGAATACGCCCCATTCTTAGAATACGGAACAGGTGTACGGGGTGCAGAAAGCAATCACCCTAACAAACCAGCTGATTATACTTATGGTGATCACCCAGGCATTAAAGCATATAAGTTTATGTGGACAGCATGGGAAGAAACCAAAGAGGAAATTAAACGATATGTACTTGATGAATTAGGAAAGGTGGTGGCAGTTTAATGATTAAAATGTTACAAGCATTGGAAAATGAATTGGCCCTCTTAGAAGGTTTAGATAAAGTGAGACCAATTACTAAGATTGATGAGCTAGAAGGTTTTGATAAATATGCCATCACTTATGAAATAGCTAAGGACTCTAACCATAAAAAGGTAAAAGGTAAACAAGAGACGCCGATTTTCATTAACAGTTATTCCAACCTTGAGAATGGTGATATCGCGGTTTTGCAATTTGCTGAGAAAGTTAAGAGTCTGCTTAATGAAGGTGACATCAGTGATAGTAATATTCGTTCATATATGGCTAAGTACCAGAGCTCTCACCCACAACCAAAGATGAATAGCAGGTTACAAGCATGGCAGACGGTACAAGTTTTCATGATCAGGTGGGAGGTTAAATAATGTTATCTAATAAGGTGTCTGAGGTTAAGGACATATTGTTAAACACAGTGGGTGCAGCAGAAGTGTTTGTAGGGCAGTATCAAGACTATGTACCAGGTGCTTACCCAGCTGTGTGTATAGAGCCTAATTATGATGGGAATAAGGCAGATGG